ATATTCGCAGCGATCGCTGTTGTAACTCCTGCTTTAATTTGATCTGTACCTGTTTCATGTTGATAGTATGTTGAAACACCATCTGTATTACCTTGCACATAAGTCGCTGACGTAGCTCCTTCAACACCATCTGCATCATATTCTAAGGCATGTGGGTTACCAAATACAGCAGAGTCTGCCCATGCTGTTCTAGCTAAAGAACCTACTGTCCATATTGGTCTTTGTGCAGATGAGTCTTGATAGTTATAACTAACCATTCTATTTACAACAGATGAACTAGATGTTGGATAGAACCACATAATCTCACCAAACAAATTATTTAATCCTGCGTTAATCATTTGGTTACCAGAATCTAAATTAATATCATCGTAAACATAATCTTCTACTAAGCATGTAAGTGATTCAAGTGCACCGGCATA